TGAGGGCCAGCAACTTTTCCCCGACGATCCGCCAACGCAAATGGGCATGGGCAAATGGACCCGGGCCGAATTTGAACAATGCTGGCTCGGCACTCGCGGCAAGCCGAAGCGACTCAATGCTGATGTCCGACAAGTCCTAGTCGAGAAGCGCCGCGAGCACTCACGCAAGCCAGATGGATTTCATCAGCGTATCGAGCGCCTGGTCGCCGGTCCTTATCTGGAATTGTTTGCTCGGCAGACTCGGCCCGGATGGTCCTCATGGGGCAACGAGATCAATAAATTTGACCGGGGCGCGGCATGAGCGAGCGCCAGCGCTTACCGAATCGACGGGGTAGCCAGTCCTTCTCGTTCGAGCTCGATGGTCTGCACTTCACCGCGACCGTATCGCGTTTCCCAGATGGCCGCATTGGCGAGTTGTTCCTCAATAATCATAAGCACGGCAATCAGGCCGACACCAACGCACGCGACTCCGCGATTGTCCTGTCATTCGCCCTGCAATTCGGTGCCGACGCGGAATCGATTCGGTCCGCACTCTGCCGCGACAGTGCCGGTCGTGCGCTCGGTCCGCTCGGCAAGGCGCTCGATATCATTGCGAGGACGGAATGATTTCGCTCGCCAACATTCATGAAGCTGCGGCGACGCTACCGCCGCGCACGCTGATTCACGGTCAGGAGGGCGTTGGCAAGACAACACTGGCGGCAAAATTTCCGAAGCCGGTATTTCTGCAAACCGAAGACGGTACGCCGGCCGGCTTGAAGTTGTCGACGTTCGGGTTGCTATCGACCTACGCCGAGGTGCGCGACGCGCTCGCGGCGCTCGGCAATGAGCTGCACGATTTCAAGACCGTCGTACTCGATTCTCTCGACAAGCTCGAGGGGCTCATCTGGGCGGACGTTTGCGCCACCAACAATTGGCCGTCGATCGAGGCCCCGGGCTACGGCAAGGGTTACGTCATCGCCGACCGTTGGTGGCGCGACTTCCTCGCCGCGCTCGACTGGTTGCGGCGTGAGCGCGATCTGACCGTGGTGTTGCTAGCACATAGCGCCGTCGAGACGGTGAACGACCCGCGGGCGTCGTCGTACACGAGCTATCAACTGCGCCTGCACAAGCGGGCCCGCGGCCTCGTCCAAGACGAAATGGACGTGATCGCCTTCCTCGCCACCGACGTAGCGGTGATCAGCGAAGACGCCGGCTTCAATAAGAAGCGGTCGCGCGGGGAAGGTGGCTCAGCGCGTTGGCTACACTTTGAAGGCCGGCCGGCATTCGTTGCCAAGTCACGCTTCGAGCTACCAGCCAAGATTCTTTGTCCGAAAGATTTCGACGTCGGCGTGTCGCTGGCGCCGATGTTCCCGAGGGTCGCACCGGGACGCAAAGTGCGATCAATCACCGAATAGGAGTGCTCTTGAATGAATGACTTTTATTTCGACCCGGAACAGCAGGAAGGCTCAAGCTTTCGACTAATCCCGATCGGCGACTACACTGCAGAGATCATCGATGCAGTGATCAGCCAGCCGAGATCAGGCGACGGCCATATGCTGTCGCTGACTTGGAAAATCGGCGACGGCGACTATGAGGGGCACCAGATCTGGCAACGCCTCTGTTACCAGCATTCGAATCCGACAACGCAGGATATTGCGCGTCGCTTTCTAAAAGATCTCTGCACCGCGCTGGATATCAATCAGCAGATTACGGATCCAGAGGTCTTCAAGTTCAAGCCAGTGCAGGTGCGAGTCGGTATTGAAAGCGACAAGACCGGCCAATACGACGATCAGAACAACATTAAGCGTGTGCATCCATTGTCGTCGGCCGAATCAGAGGCGCCGGCACCGGAGAAGTTTGCAACGAAGCCGGCAGCCAAGCCTGCGGTCAAGCCGACGACCACTGGGCCTGGTTCGGCGCCATGGAAGAAGCCGGCGGCCTGATCATGGACTTACGTCCCTATCAAGCCGACGCGCTCAAGGCGCTCGACGATTACTGGGAAGCCGGCGGCGGCCACCCGCTCGTGGCAATGGCCACCGCTACCGGCAAGTCGGTTTTGATCGCCAAGCTCCTTGTCGACATCGCGGCACAGTACCCGAACCTACGCGCCCTAGTGCTGGTACATGTGCGCGAGTTACTCACACAAAACCTCGAACACTTGCAGGATAACTGGCCCGGCGCTCCGGTCGGGATCAATTCCGCCGGCTTGCACCAGCGCGACTGGGAATCGCCAATCGTGTTGGCGAGCATTCAGAGCGTATGGCGCTCGCCACAACGCCTCGGCCGTCGTGATCTCATCCTCATCGACGAAGCGCATCTGGTGCCGCACGAGGGCGACGGTATGTATCGCACTCTGATTGATAGCCTACGTCAGCTCGAGCCAACGATGCGGGTGTGCGGCTTCACGGCAACGCCATATCGATTGGACTCTGGCCGACTCGACGAAGGCGACGGCAAGATCTTTGACGACGTCGTGTTCGAATACGGAATCGCCGAGGGCATCCGCGATAAGTGGCTAGCGCCGCTTTCGTCAAAGGCGACTACAACCAGCATCGATGTGTCTGGCGTGGCGGTGCGCGGTGGTGAATTCGTTCCCGGAGCGCTGGAGGATGCTGCCGACGATGACGCCGTCGTCAATGCCGCCGTCGATGAGATCATTACCCGCGGCCAGAACCGACGATCCTGGCTATTGTTCTGCTGCGGTGTCGGTCATGCCCATCACGTCGGCGAAGCTCTGCGCGAGCGCGGTATTGCCGCGGCGACGGTAACGGCAACAACACCGACCGACGAGCGCGATCACATCATCGCCGATTTCCGTGCCGGCACGCTGCGGGCGCTGACCAACGTCAATGTCCTGACCACTGGATTCAACGTGCCGGCGGTCGACTTGATCGCCATGCTGCGGCCGACGCTGTCGACTGGTCTTTACGTGCAGATGATTGGCCGCGGCACCCGCAAGGCCGACGACAAATACGATTGCCTGGTGCTCGATTTCGCCGGCAACGTTTTTCGTCACGGTCCGGTGGATCGCGCCGAAGGGAGCACTGGCAACGGTAAGGCCGGCGTCAAGGCCGACACGGTCGCGGCCAAGCGCTGTCCCGATTGCGGCGAGCTCAACGCGCTACGCGCCGCCGAATGCGTCTGCTGTGGCCACGAATTCCCGCAGGAACAACCGAAGCCGAAGCACGCTGCCGTCGCCGACTGGGCGCCAATCATGAGCGCCAGCGACTGGCTGCCGGTGACTGAGGTGAGCTTTCGGCTGCACACAAAATTTTCTGATCCGGCCGCACCACCCTGTCTGCGCGTCGAGTACCTGTGCGGTCTGTCGCCGTTCAGCGAATACGTCTCGCTGCAGCGGACCGGCTATGCCCGCGAGATGGCCGAACGCTGGTGGTACGCCATGGGCGGGCGTGCACCGGCGCCCTACACCGTCGCCGACGCCCTCCAACGCACCGACGAGCTGAGCGACGTGCTGGCCATCGTCGTCGTCCGCGACGGCAAGTTCTGGCGCGTCATCGAGCGGCGTCTGCGGCGGCCCGACGGCAGCGAAGTCGAAGTCGACCGCCATTGTCGTTGCCTGGTTGCGCACCGGCCGCCACCCGCGCCGCCGGTGATCGACGACGAGGTGCCGTATTGACCGCGCATCTCGCCAAACGTTTCGCCACCAAAGAGCCGACTCTGTGCGCGGTGTGTCGTCGGCACGCGGTCTGGCTGGGCTATCCCGCAAGGCCGCCAATCGTCTGGCTTTGTGACGACAACGGCTGCCACGTCGCTGCCAAGAGGATCTACGCTATGCCGCAATACATCCTCGACGACTACGAGATCGGCGCCGCGCTCGAGGCCGGTGCGTTGGTCGGCACTTACCTCGAAGAGCTCGGCACCACCGACCTCGCCATGCTCGATGCCCACCAGTGGCGCGAATTTCTGCGCCGCTTCTTTCTCGGCTTCGAGCATGCCATGCGCCGCAAAATTCTCGACGGCGAACCATCATTCTGAAGGGACGTGCCATGGGCGCCTATGCGGCCATTAGCGAGCGATTGATTGAGCGCGGCTTCGCCGCGATTCCGATCATGCCCGGCACCAAGCGCCCGGGTTTCTGGCACGCCGGCCAGTGGCTCGGCCTGTCGAATTGGCAGCGTCGATTCCGGAGCCGTATCCCGACGGCGAACGAGCGCACGCGCTGGGCAGATGGCGACAGTGGCGTTGGCATCATCACTGGCCCAGCCAGCCACGGCACCGTGGCGATCGATATCGACACCGACGACCAGGCGGTGATGGCAGCAATCATCGCTGTGCTGCCGCCGACTCCGATCAAGAAACGTGGCGCCAAGGGCGAGACGTTGTTTTACTACGGCCCCACCATCGACAAATCGACCAGTTGGAACATTGACGGTCACCGCGTCGTCGATCTGATCGGCCCTGGCCGACAAACGGTGCTGCCGCCGACTATCCATCCCGACACCGGTCAGCCGTATCAGTGGATCGGCAACGAGGCACTCGAGGACGTGACGCCGAGCGAGCTGCCGGAGTTGACCGCCGACATCCTCGAAAGAATCTCGGCGGCGCTGGCACCATTCGGCTATCAGGCAGCGGAACCGCAAGCTGCGCGTGGCAATGGCGGCGACGACGCCAGCCCGCACCGGCAGCTCAACGATGCCGCGCTCGCCAATCTCAGCGCCTGGGTGCCGGCCCTCGGGCTCTATCGCTGTCGCCGTAGCAAGCTCGGATTCGAGGCGGTGCCGATGTGGCGATCATCGACCACCGGCCGGCCGCCGGAGAAGCGCCACCTCAATCTGAAAATCGTGCCGGCAGGAATCCGCGACTTCGGCGCTGATCAAGGTTACACGCCGCTCGACTTGGTGATGGTGGCCTTGTGCTGCGATCTGCAGAGCGCATGGCAATACTTGAGCGAGCGCCTCGGGTTTGGCGACGGCCCGGCCATCGTCATCGAAGCGCCGGGCGTCGAGCCTTCCGAACCGACGACAGCGCCGGCTGTTCAACCGGACCCGCTGCTAGCGCTCACCAACGTACCGGGCGTGATCGGCGATATCATCGACTGGGTCGTTGCCACGGCGCGGCGGCCGAACCGGGTACTAGCCCTGGGCGCCGCCGTCACTGTGGTCGGCACCTTGATCGGCCGGCGCGTTGCCGGGCCGACACGTTCAGCAACACACCTCTATGTCATTCCCGTCGGCCCGACCGGCAGCGGTAAGCAGCATCTGCTCGAGTCTGCTATGGCGCTGATGTGGGCCGCCGACGCGCACGGCCACATTGGCCCGGGCGAATTCATCTCCATGCCGGCGGTGTTGAATTTCATCGCTCGCAAGCCACTAGCGCTGTGTCTGCAGGACGAATACGGTGCCTTCCTTCACCGCATCACTAGCAAGAGGGCGTCAGGCTTCGAGGCCGCCATTAGCAAAGTGCTGCGCACCCTATGGGCCACGTCGTTCGCGCCAATGGCGACACCGGAATGGGCCAACCGCGAAACCAGGATCATTCAGTCACCGGCGATTTCGATTCTCGGATTGTCGACGTCGGACGAGTTTCATGGCGCTCTACAGGGCGAGCACGTGGCTAACGGCTTCCTGAATCGATTCCTGGTGCTCAACTCGGACCTGCGTGCCAGCGATCGTGAGCCGGAGCTCGAGCCTGGCGAAGTTCCGCCACGGCTGAGCGCGGCGCTGCAGGCGCTCTATCTATGGTCAGGGCCGGAAAGCCTGCTGCAGATCGATAATCCGGAAGCCATGTTCACGCCCGAGGTGCTGCCATGGGCCTCGGAGGCCGCGGCCACTTCCTACCGCGATTTCGAACGAATGCGCGACGAGTACATGGACGAGAAGTCGGCATTCCGGCCGTACGTCGCTCGTGCCGGCGAAATTGCGGTCCGACTCGCAACCATCCGAGCTGCCGGCCGCTGGTGCCATGGCGCCTCGGTCGATCGTGACGACATCGAGTGGGGCATCGGTGTCGCCTGGACCGCCGGCTTGGCATTGGCCAACACCGCAATGGGCTACACGCCGGAAAACGAACGTCGAACCTGGAGCAATAAAATTCTCATGCTTATCGAGCAACGGGGGGTACTGAAGGTTCGTGATATCCAGATGCATATTCGCGGTGCTCTGCGCTCTGCTGAGATCAAAGACATGCTCACGCAATTCGTCGAGGCTGGCTTCATCGAATGGACAGCAGACGGCTATCGTACGCGTAAAGCAGGAAAAGCTTGAAAGCGTTGTAAGGATGGTTGGAAACAGAATTTCCTAATAATATCAATATATATGTGTATATATGTTTGTGTGTTTGTAGTAGGTATATCTATTAGTCTTTTATCTGGGTGTTGTTCTGTCTTTGTTTCGATTTTTGATCGAAGGCTATATATAGATTGTGTTGCAAAACACCGCTGCTTCTTTCATCTGGGCCGATTTGCGTATTGCTCAGCGTTCTCCGCTGAGAGCGTCTTACGGCATTATCGGCCTA